GCTTGAAAATGTAAGTGGAGAGACGTTAGCTTCTCTTGCATTAAACTCGCATGGGCCAAACCAAATGCCTATAGGGGTAGTTCATAAGTCAATTTCCACACCACGTGGTAAATTTTCTTTTGATTAATAAATAAGGTAGGGGGGCTACGGCCCCCCAATCCTTTGGAGGAATTATGGCTAAGTATATTAATGAAGTTGATGCTTTTTTGTATGGAAGAGCAAAACCAACTTCTCCTAAAGAAGCATATGGACATAGTACTGCAGCTGGTAGGGGATACTACAGCATGGATGAAATGTCTGATGAAAGAACGAGAGAGTTTATGTCGTCTCAGAGACGTTCTAATAATATGGTTAATGTTGAAGGTGATATGGTTGGTTCGTGGAATTTGGAATTTTAAGTATCAGTGAAGAAAATAAATATTCCTGAAAAGGAAATAGAGGATTTTACCCCTGAAGATTTTGGGGGTAAACGGGTGGAAAAAACTGCTTGTGTTGTTAGATATGGTGGGTTTGGGGATATGATCCAAACTTCATCTGTATTTCCAAGACTTAAAGAGCAGGGATACAAGGTATGTTTGAATGTAACTGAGCGAGGCTTAGAGATATCTGAGAGTGATCCAAATGTAGATGAGATACTTTTCCAGAAGACCGATCAAATACCTGCAAATAGACTTTCAGAATATTGGGAAAAGATGTCACCATGTTTTGATAAATTTGTACAATTGTCAGAGTCAATAGAAGGAAATCTTTTAATAATCGGTCCTAGATTTGAAAGGTTAAATGGGGAAAATGTTAGAGTTCCAGCTGATCCAAGATTTTTTGAGCTGAGCAAAGAAGAGATTCACAAGGTATGCAATAAAAATTATATGGAGGAAACCCATGATAGGGCTAAGGTTCCATATGAATTTTCTCCTAAATTTTTTCCTACTAAAAAAGAAATTAAATGGGCTAGAGATACAAGAAGAAGGATTAAGACTAAGAATGTAATTCTGTGGTCTTTGTCTGGATCATCAGTCCATAAGGTATATCCTTGGACCGATCAAGTAATATCAAGGATGTTATTAAAGAATAGAGATGTTTCTTTTATTACGGTTGGTGATGAGTTATGTCAATTACTAGAATTAGGATGGGAGAAAGAAAAGAAAGTAATAACTAAGTCAGGTAAATGGTCTATACGAAAGACATTGGCTTTCTTAGATGTGTGTGACATAGTTATAGGTCCAGAAACTGGAGTACTAAATGCGGCTTCTACATTAAATTGTCACAAGATAGTTATGCTTTCCCACTCATCTAAGGAAAATCTTTCTAAGCATTGGAATAATACGACTACATTGGAGCCAGAGTACTACCCAAATTTTTGTTTTCCATGCCATAAGATGCATTATGGATTCAAGACTTGCTATAGAGACGAGGAAACTGGAGGAGCAATGTGTGCAGCTAATATTAAATCTGAAACTATAGTATCAGATATATTGAGAAATCTTAAATGAGTACATATTTAGTTTTATGCCAAGATATGGCTAGAGATGTTGGTATACCAGGGACTGGTCCGTCTTCTGTAGATGCTAGTGGATTGTCGGAGGAAGAAATAGCTGTAGTTAGATATGTAGCCCAAGCAAATCTAGATATACAGAGCAGGTGGTTTGACTGGGGTTTTCTTTGGTCAGAAGCGTCGTTGTCTGCAAGTAGCGGTACATCCACTTTAACATCACCAACTGATTTAGCTAAGTGGAAGTTAGATTCTATAGTTTGGGATAAGACAAGTGACGATTATCTGATTCTAGAGTATATGGCATGGAATGAATATCGCACCATATATAAATATGGTACAATTGATTCCGATATACCAGAGGTTTTTTCTGTTAAACCTGACAATGTATTAGACCTGTATCCAACACCAAATTCTGCTACAACTGTATCTGCGGAATATTGGGCTACGCCCACTGCATTAACTACAGATTCTCAGGTCTCTATTATACCAGCAAGATTTCATAAAATAATTATATCAAGAGCCAAGATGTATTATGCAGAGAATGAGGATGCTCCAGAGATTATGGCGGGTGCTTTAGCGGAATTTGAGGATTTGTTAGATAAACTTGAGGCAGATCAATTACCAAGACAACAAAATAGGAGGTTCTCTGCTGCTCAGGATCTAGATAACTTTGTGGTGAGAACAGAATGAGCAAACTTGCCAATAGACAGATAACTCCAAGCAGATTAGAATCTACATACTTCCCATTTGAGGGTGGGGTGAATATGGTAGATCCTTCCCTTGCTCTTAAACCTGGGGAATTGGTAGCAGCTAAAAATTTTGAGATTGATATTCGTGGAAGATATAGAAGGCTTGACGGGTATGAAAGATTTGACGGTCATATTCTTCCCTCTGATATAACTTTTTATAGGATTCCTTTTTCTACTGGTACTGCTAGGGATTCTGTATTTAATAGCGCCTTTAGTTCAGCATTTGATATGCAAATTCCATCAGTGGGAGATATGGTAAAAGGGGGGACCTCTGGTGCTGTAGGTTCTGTATTAAATATTAGTATTGAAGATATAACTGGGGATGATGCAGCCGGTACTTTCCCTACTTCAGATGCAGAAGGATATGTATATTTTGTGGTAAGAACTGGCACACTGCAGGAAGGGGAAACACTGTATTTTTTAAATAAGAACAGCGCCTTTGGAGGCGAATTTAACGTGGAGTATAAATAATGGGAACACCAACAGCACTAAGAAAGGAAAGGTCAGTTTTAACTGGCACCAGTTTTGCTGATAATACTACTGGTGCTATTACGGCCCAAATGGTTAGACAATTTACTGAATCTGGAATGGGTGGCTATGCAACTATATACGCTGCATCAGGAACCCCTGCTAATCAAGCAGTAGTAGCGGGAGCCACAGATATAGTAGATTGGAATGGGAACGGATCTGGCGCTAATGGGTCAGATGATACCGGAACTGTGTCTTCAACAACTGTAGGGTCTGATGCCGATTTTTCAAACGACTGGATTAAGGTATATGATAAAGGATTCTTTATGGTTAATCTTGGTATAAGTTTTGCTCAGTCTTCAACTGATACAGTAATATGGACTTTTAGAATTGCCACTTCAGTAGATGGCGCTACGGCAACTTATCCGGGCTATGATGCGGCTGTTCAAAAAGTGGCTGCAACTTTAGATAATATGGTATCTATTTCTGGAATAATTGATACTACTGGACATACTGATTATACCAATGTTCTTGCTTATGTAAAGAACGGACATGCAAGCAGTTCGGAAAACTTCATGATGCATTACGGACAATTATCGGTTGTTAGGATAGGATAATGGGGCTTGCTGCTACGGCGTTTGCCTATGGTCCTCCAGTATTAAGGGACAAATATAGTGGTGCTACTATTGTCGCTGAAGCAATAACAGCAATAGAGGACCAGAGAAGTATAATTGATGCCGTTCCTGGAGAGGGCACTGTAAATGGTGTCTGGGTATACAATGGAGATGTCTATGCCTTTCGCAATAAGACAGGTCAGACTACGTTTTTAAATGGTGTAACGGTTTCTGCTACTGATACAACTATAACAGTAGAAAGCACTACAGGTTTTGAAACGGCTGGAACTATAAAAATTGGCTCTGAACATATAACCTATACAGGTGTAACATCTACCGCAGGAAATACAGGTCCGTTTATTTACCAAACAGGCAACCTAACAGCAAGCATTACCGTCACAACGAACGTCAGTTGGACTGGCAGTAATTCTAATCTTGTTGATGGAAGATTCAACGAGCCTGACGGTGATCAGGATGATTTTGTAAGTTCGCCTCAGTTTGGCAACGTAGCGACTGGGCCAAAATATATTACGTTTGATTACGGGGCAGGAAATACTGTTACCAATATCTCTTGTATTTGGTGGCAGAATGATACAAACAATCGGGCTAATTGGAAGTGGCAGGGGAGTCAAGATAATTCTAATTGGACAGACCTTACTGACACTATAGATTTGGGGCAAGTTTCTTGGTTAACTGGTACGGATGCCACCAAGGGTAGGTATTATGAATTCTCAGAAATGTCAGGCAACGCTACTGCTTATCGGTATTATAGAATTTTAGGAGTATCTGGAACGGCTAATGATACTGGAAACATTTATGAATTTGAGTTTGCGTCTGCATTTCCACCCAATGCGACAAATACGTTTACAGGTTGCACCAGAGGTGCGAACGGAACTACGGCTCAGGCTCACGATCTTAGTTTTTCATTCGATAGCGCTTTTAACTTGGTTCAATTTGGAAGGACTAATTCTATTACTGTAACCAGAATAAATGCTGGCATGCATAAGAGCACTTCAACAGGTTGGGATGAGGTTGTTCTGGGAACAGCGTTAAACTTCGACGGTACTACTACAGATGGAGAGCCTACACCAGGAGATACTGGAACTCCTACAACTATAGTTGGTGCTGGTGGTGCACAAGGAGACTTAGCTGGAATTGCGTATCATGGTTTATGGGAGACTGGTGCATCAGGTACAATGGTATTGACTAATGTCACCGGTATATTTGTTGATAATGAAAATCTAACAATGCCATTGCTTGCGTTTGATACTGGTAGTGTGGAAATTAGTGAGGGAGATTCTATTGTTGGTGGTACTTCTGGAAAGACTGCTGAGGTTACAAGTATAACAATAACAAGTGGAACTTACGCTGGTTCTGATGCTGCTGGATATATGTCAGTAAAGAATAATAGTGGGACTTGGGAGGATAACGAGCCTATAAAGATTAATGGCGTTCAGCATGTTCTAGTTAACGGGGCATCAGAACCTACAGCCGTTACTGTGGCCAAGGCAGATGGAACTCAATATGCCCAGACGTTACAACCAGATGGGTTGTATGAGTTTGTTACATATAATTTCAGGGGAGAAGCATCTGGAATAACTATGTACGGAGTTAATACCGTAGATAATGGGTTCTCTTATGATGGAACTACATTTATAAAAATAAAGACAGGGATGGAAACGGATACACCGGAACATGTTATCGCCCATCAGTTACATTTATTTTTCTCTTATCCAAATGGATCTATACAGCACTCAAGTATAGCCTATCCAAATCAATGGAGTGTTATAACTGGAGCAGCCGAACTTAATGTGGGTGATACAGTTAGCGGGTTTTCCATAGAAATTAATAATGTGATGTCTGTATTCACTAGAAACAATGCGTATATGCTATATGGCACTTCGTCAGCAGATTGGAATTTGAGGCGATTCCACGCAGGGGCAGGCGCTATAGCATATACACTACAGAAGATGGATCAGACATTTTACTTGGATGACAGAGGAATTACATCACTGTTTACAGTTCAGTACTTCGGTGACTTTCAATCTGCCGTAGCATCTGATAAGATTGATCCTTATATCCAATCCCAGAAAGAAAATACAGTAGGCTCAATGAAGGTTAGGGGAAAGAATCAATACAGGTTATTCTTTAATGATAAGACTGGTCTCGCCATGACCTTTATTAATAAGAAGAACCAAGGTATAATGCCATTTACTATAGCAGATCAGGTAGTGTGCTTAGCCTCGGGTGAAGATGCTAATGGATTTGAAGTTTTGTATGGTGGTTTTGATGATGGCTATGTTAGAAGGATGGACTCAGGTACTAACTTTGATGGTAGTGAAATAGACTCTTTCATTAGAACAGCGTACTATCACTATGATTCACCAGGAAAGAGGAAGAGATTCAGAGAATTAAACCTAGAAATTAATGCTGATACCACAACCACCTTAACGGTTACACCAGACTATGATTTTGGAGGAACTTACAGTCCCAAGACTTCTCCAGTGTCTGACTCGTATTCTGTAGATGTAACTGCAGATGCTTGGAGTCAGGATGATATAAGTAACAGCAGTACTGGGATTACAGTAGTGGCATCAGAGAGAATAAAGATAAATGGAATAGGAATGAACATGGGATTAATTATTGCAAATAGTTCTACATATGATAAGCCTATAACTCTGCAGGGGGCTTATGTAGATTATTCGTCAAGAGGAATCAGGAGATAGGTTATGGCCGGAAGATATGGTGCAAGTGATTTAGGAAGCGACTGGATAACAG